TATATTTTTTTGGTTTTCTTTCCATGGGAGTTCTACTGTGTCCCATGTTTTGTTTCCCATAATTAACTTCCCTTCGGTTGCGTTTTGGTGAAACATTTGGCGTTCTAAGATTAGAAGCCTGTTTTGTGTTGTTACTTCACGCAGTGCGTGAATATGTAAAACTGATAGTTTTCCTTTTTCCATTTTTTGGTTTTTTATTTTTTTTGCTTTGACACTTTTTTTGTTTTCGCGTTTTCGTTTAGTTCGTTTTCGCGTTTTTTTTGTTTTTGGTGTCAATGCGCATATATATAACAAGGGTGTTATATGCTTTTCTATCGCGCAGACCTTGTCTGCTTGTTCAACACAAAAGAATCGCGGACGTTACCGCGTTCCTTTTATATTGTGTTTTGTATTACCATTCAATATCTTCTATTGAATCTGGGGCGTAATACATTGCTGTATTTTTATACAGTTGTTCCAGTTGATGATTCGTTAGATCCTGGAGTTGTAGCATTCTCTGTTGGAATTGCTTCTTGGTCAGAACTGACCGCTTTTTCTTTGAGTTCATTTAATTGGTTTTCTAGTGCTTGACGTTTCAAGCGTAATTCCTCAAAAGTTAAATCTTTTTCGTGTGGTAGTATATTGTTACCGTAGTATACTCCGCTATCTAAGACTGCTCCCGTAATCGGGTTAATACCTCGTACATGGTTTTCAATAATAGTACGGGGACTAATCGCCATATCCGGCATAGTCTTCGATTGCTCTTCGTTAATTTCCCCTTGATCGGGGTATGTGTTTCGCCAGTTACGGCGTTTTTTCGGTTGACTCTTCTTTGTCCCACTCATCGTTTAATAATTTTATTAGTAGTATAATTTCCTTTAATATAATGAAAATAAGTTTAATGTTTTTACCTGTCATATTGCTCCTTTGTCTATTTCACGTTTGTTTCTGTATTCGTGTAGTGCTATTAATTCCTTACGTTGCTTATCTGTTATTTCTTCCTGTTCGTTTTTTATCTCAGCATTTGCTGAAGCTGTCCAGAGTAATTTCTCCTCTGGGTCTGTAAACATTTTGTCTATATAGTACCTAGGGAGTTTCTTTTTGGCTCCGCCTTGTACTGTTAACAGTTTAGTTCCGTTTACTTTTAAATAGTCTACTATTTCGTTTTTTACATAGTTAATGCCGAGTCCGTTGCTCATTAGTTGAAATTCGGGTTCTCTGCCTCTGGCGTCGTAGTCCCATGCATTTTTTCTCCGTAAGCCTTTGAGGGCATATTTTGTTGTGTAGAAAATGCTTTGTTCTGTTACTGTTCCTACGTGTATGTGTCCGTACTTCCATGCCTTTAATATATACTTATCAAAAGGACGTGGTAAGTTAAACACTATAGCGTGGTAATGTGGGCGTTCTGTTTTACTGCCGTATTCTCCACATGCATAATACTTTATTTTAGTGCTTTTAGCGTGTTTCCGTAGGCGTTTCATAAATTTCTGAAAGTCGCTCCTTAACAGCGAAAAACCACCTTCTGTAAAGGGTGCGTTTTCTTCGTCATATGTTAGCGTTAGGAAACACGCTGACTCCGAGTTTAATAACTCTTTATTTAATCTAAAGCACCAATCTATTTGCTTTTTGCGTAGACATGGTACACACCGCCCACAATTTACAGTCCGCGTTATTGAACCATCTGGTCCTAATTGCTTTCTGCGTATTGTCATTGGTGTAAGGCACATACTAACTTAGTCTGATGCCTCCGCGCGATAAACGCGCTTTGTTTATTCCACTATTACGTTTGCGTCCTTTTCTGACTCGTTTTTTGAATCCTCCTCCGCGTCTTTTGTATCCCATTCTGTGTTGTTTTTTATATACCGCATGGTATCGTTAATATTGCTTTTAATCTCTTCTAATTGACCTACTGTAAATGTAAGGTTAGCGATTACTGCTTTTACTGTCTTGTTTTCCATTTTGTTTTTCTTTTATAGTTAATTAAGTGGTGGTTTCTAAATTCCCATAGGTGTACCGTAATACGGTACTTTTCTTCCGACGTTTACTTTGTTATAGACGTGTGCAATAATTTGCTCTGCGTCTTCTGTTTCCGTAAATATACGGTCTGTCGGGTTACATGATATAAATGTGTTGTTTAATGTTGGTACGTTTACTCCAAAGTCCCTGGACATGTGCCAGTGCTTTAAGTCTGTTTTCATTAATCCGTGTACACTGTTTGTTTCGTGTCGGTATTCGTCATATATAGGTAAATAGCCGAATGTGTTGTTGTCTGCTGACGTTCCCGCTGCGAATATCTCGCGTTGTTTTACTGGTTGTTCTCCGATATGTGCTAGTAGTGGTTGGTAATAGTCGTAACGATCTATTTTATCGAATTTTTTTGGTATGCCTTGGAAGTAGCTACTATCTGGTACTACATACATAACTGCGAATATCCATCCGTGTTCCTGTGCGTAATATGATGATTTGCGACTGCCTGATGCTGTAATACCATGTCCACCCATTGTACCTAAGTCTCCATCTGTGGTGTCTGCTGTTTGTAATACTTCGCTGAATTGTACTGTTGATACTGAACCACCAAATTCTTCTGGGCGTTGTAGTCGTGCATCTTGTGGTGTTACTCCAAAGTGTGCTTGAATATGTTCTGTATATCTGTTTCCTGATCGTGCGTTAAGTTCTAACCATTTTTGAATGGCGAATGCTTCGCGTAGTTGGTTAATTGTTGCCGGATTGAAATCTTCTTCACGTAATACTAATTGATGAGGCAAGCCTGTATTGGTTGCCGCTAATTGTCCACCAGTTGTTGGAGGTACAGCAAAGCTTCCTAAATTAAAATTACCTGTTGTTACATTTCCTTGTAAATCTCTAATTTGTGTTAAACCTATATCTCCGGCTACTACTGGTAAAGTTACTTCTGGTCCTTTTTGTGTAAATGGTAGTGAACTTGTGAATCTATCGTGTTGCCATGCTACGCGACGTTTGCTTAATAAGTCTCCTGTTGCGTTGTTACCGTCTGTTAATTGGTAATTTTTTTCGTCTACTAAATTTTGGTCACGAAAGTATTCGTTGTATATGAATTGATAGTGTGCGAATGGTAGTGCGTTTACCTCTACTGTTTGTTGTGCGGCATGTGTTGCCGTGCTAATACCCATATAATCTGCTAGGGTACTTGGTACTCCTGTTGCTGTTACTGTTGGGTGTGTTGGTTCGCTTACGTCTGTTGCTGACTCTGGTCCTGTTATAAAGTCTTCCCAGTTACTCCATACTAACCTATTTGGGCTAAAGAAATATCTTACTTTAACTTTTACCTGATGCATTACTGGTGCTACTAATGGTAAGAATCGTGTTAAGTGCGAACTTTCTATTGTGAATTTGTCTCCTGGTAGTACATCCATTGCCATTACTGGAATAATTTCTCCCATTTTCATGGTGAGTTTTTTATCGTGTGATAAGTCGAATGTGTTGTACTTAGGGTTTAATCCTACGCTTTTGCTGTAATCCATTGTTTTTTGTTTTTAAATTTTATCTAACATCCATTTTAACATTGCGTTCAAGTTTCCTATTAAACTTGCATCTACTGGTAATCCTTGACGCTCTTGATTGCTTCTGTATTGTTCTCTGATTGCTTTTAATTCTGATACCTTACGATCTGCATATGCCTTATCAGCCATTGCTTTTGAAAGATTTATTTCAAAATTAGCTTTTTCTATTGATTTATTTATGTTTGCTACTTCTGCTTTAAATTTTTCTAATGTTAATTCGCGTGTTGCGTCTAAAGTTTTAGTTTTTGCTTTTGTTTCTTCTGTTCTTGCTTGTGTGCCTTGAATATCTGCTAATTGAGCGTTCAAGCTTGCGTTTGTTAGTTCTTCTGCGATTTTTGCGGTTTCTTTTGCTGATATCGCTTCTGCACCTGTTTTTGCTGTTTGTTCTTTAAGCAATGCTGTGTTTTGTGCTTCTGTTGCTCCTTTTAGTGTATTTAAATCTGTTTGACTGTCTGCGTTTTTTTGTTGACTTTTCATTAATTGCAATTGTGCGTATGAAAGCCCAACATTCAGATCTGGAATTTGTGTAGCTTCTTGTTTTTGTCCAGCTGGTTGTGTTGCTTGTCCTGTTCCACCGCTTTTACCGTACATAAGTGCAGGATTTAGACCTGCTTCTTTTAGTCTTGCCATTTGTTGTACAGGGTGGTTGTATTCGTTTGTTGCGTCAAACATTTCGCGCGTAAATTCCGCGCTACGTTTAAAGGCTCGTTTATTAGATTGGTTTTGCATACCTACCTGTAATATATTACCAGCTTGTTGTACAGCTGTTTCGTCCCAATCTCCCATTATATTATTACTATTAAGCCTTTATTATTTACTAATCTATGAAAATTTTTGTAGTTGTGCAATAATATGCACCCTTCTGACTGTGTCGGTTTATTTCCTTCGTGTATTAGTATTTCTGTTCTGTTGTCTACATCTCTTATGTATAGTGCCGGTTGTTTATTACTTGACCTTATTATTTTTTGCCATGTGTATGTGCCCGCCGGTATACATGATATATTTTTTTTGTTTTCTTTCCATGGGAGTTCTACTGTGTCCCATGTTTTGTTTCCCATAATTAACTTCCCTTCGGTTGCGTTTTGGTGAAACATTTGGCGTTCTAAGATTAGAAGCCTGTTTTGTGTTGTTACTTC